ACTTACTTGCTGTGATAGCTGTGATAACTTCTAAATCATTTACGGTAGCACCGTTTACAAAAATTTGATCTTTTTCGCATTTAATTTCGTACAATGCTCCGAAAGAAAGACCTGTTTGCTTAGGAACAATAACAAAGTTTACAGCATATGGTGCTAGTCTATTCATTACATAGGTAGCTAATTCTGTAAAATAAAAAGTTTCTCCAAATTCCCAGTTTTCTAAACTGAAGAATTCGTTGATAGCAGATACAGCACTTGATTTAATATCATTGTCACTAATTACTAATTCTGAATTTTTAACAATTTTAAATGTTGCCTGTACATCTTGAGTAGCTTTTTCTCCAAATAGAATTTTGTACTTTACTGGATGATACACTATCTCATCACTGATTGACTTTATTTTATTCAACTCTGTACTCATTAAACTAAACAATGTGTCCTGACTTGGAGGCAATGGTTCAGTGTCTAACGAACCATTAAGCCATTGTCTAAAATTTTGATCGTATTGTTTAGTGAGCACATAAATGTCTATTAAATTTGTAATTCCTGGATCAATTCTTGATTCATAATCAGCATTATGAATGTACTGAAATTTAAATCCAGAGCGTCCTACATAAACTTTATAATCAGTAGACAACTCAAAAGTGGCACTTGCTAGACTAAATTTAAAAACCGCATCCGCATCTTCAGCATATACATATTGGCCATCTGGAATTATTCCCAGGTTTTGAAAAGAATCTAAAGATGATGTGAAAATAACTGTTTGATTATTATTCATCCAACGATAATCTTCTTGTCCTGTTGATATTTCATACTTTTCTAACACAATTTTTTTATTAGAAGGAGCAACATTAGGAGCAACTAGATCTTCAAATATAGTCGGATTATCTACTACACCGTCGTCATCAGTGTCACTAAAAGTAACTTGTATCTTTTTAGTATCAACATAACCGTCAAGACCTTTAAATTCTTCACTTACTTCCCAGTCTCTATCTATGGTAAAAGGAATAGTGTTATCAGGCTGAGTATTGATATTTAAAATTCTAATTTTGTCCTTAACTGTGGTATTATTTCGTGTGTCGTAAATTTTATCGCTAGCATCAAAATAGAATCTAACTTGATTAGCACTTTCAAAAATATAACGTAAAAGTCTAGATTTTACAGTATAAAATTCAGTATCAGTAGTAAACAATAAGAGCCAACTAGCATCTAATTGTTGGTTACTGTTGTCGCCTTGCTTACCTAGACTAAATCTGCTATTGATACTCAAGTTAACTTCAAACACAATCTTCCATGTTCGACTTTGTGTATCGTATCGTAACCCAAAAGGCTTATTAGCAAAAATTAAGTCTATCATTGTAGATACTGTGCTATTATCTAAAGTTGTTCTCCAAGCAGGAATAATTTGATAGATTATAGCACCCTGTGGTACGATGTCATTAAAGCTGAGTGGCCCTGTGCCGTCGGCAAAAATACCGTCACCGCCTGCGGTGCCGTCACCGGATACACCAACTACTTTACACCACAAACTGGTCACTGAATCTTTTACTGTGGCTGTGCCTCGAACAAGTTTATTGTCATCTGCTTTATCAAAATAAAATCCTTCAGGGGGTCTAAATTCTACCAAGGCACCTGGTGTCATAAATCTAAGAGCAGTACTAGTAAAAGTTCCTAATTTATAAGGAGTTGGATCAGTGTCATAAGCAATACTAGAATCTCTAATATCACTAATATAACCTGTACATAGATTAGTGTCCACTGTTCTTCGAAACCATGCTACAGATAAAGAATCAGTTACAACGGTAGTAAAGTTACTATAATAAAAATCTCTAAGAGTAGCAGATTTAAGTGCTTCAATAACTTGATTGTAAATTACTGCTTCAATATCTGTTCTATTTTGATAATTGAATTTAAAACTATCTGTGAATTCTTCTTTATAAAGAATTCCGTCGTCAGCAAACAAATTAGTCTTACTATATTTTCCAGTAGGATCTACTAAATCAAAATATCTACTAATACCGCTGGCACTTCTATTAACTGCTTTAATCTTAATAACTTGTTGGTTAACGCTGAGAGGACTGATATTGTAATCTTCAGCAGTAATCATTCTATTTTGTGTGTAATAAGTAGCTGGGGCTCTTGATTTAATACTGTCGTTACTTTCTGCTTCTGAACTATTATCGACACTAGATTGTAAACTTAAATTAATAGTTAGAGTTTCTACTTGTGCGTTATTACTAATATAAGGAATAGCAATACTGATATTTCTAATATCTCGTGGATTAATTGTATAGCTTATCCCTGTACTTGTTCTATAGTAAACCCTAAAGGTTCCTCTTGGTATATTACCAAATGTTCCATCGCTGAATAATAAACTCACTCTGTCGCCTGCTCTAGTAATCACACTGTAAATGTTTTTAATAGATTTTTTAAGACTGTTATAGATGATATTGTTGCCTTCTAAACTTGGAACCTGTTGCCAATATTCTGTTTCTAATCCGTTTTGATCTAATCTGTATAACCAGATATCTGAATTATTAATATTAACAGCATCAATATCAATACTTTCACTAGTACTGGGCTGTGTAATATCAAACGTTCCTTGACTTAAAATTCCCTGTCTAAAATGTAGAAAAAATCCTGTATTAACACTAGCATTGCCCTTGCCATCATTTCTAAAAATTGTAGACACAATTTCAAAAGGCATAGTTCTACCATCTACTGCTTTTTGAAATGTATAAACTGGAGCATCTGTATTAGCACTTTGGAATCTGTATTGTTCGGTAGGAATGCCGTAGATAGTATTTTTGTCGTCTGGATTACCAAACTGTCTACTAGCTGGCAGCGCAGCATTTACTACTTTAATGAATTGATCATACCAGTTAGCATTTGCTGGATCGTTCCATAAAATATTTTGTCCGGAAAGATTGCGGCCATTAGAGTCTATAACTGTTTGAGTAGTACTTACGCTACTAAATTTTAATAGTCCTGATCCGGTAATGTTTCTTTTTGGATTGTAACTTAATAATCTAGCAAGACGCAGTACACTTTCTCTACGTTCGGCTAGTTCTAAGAAGTTATCTCTAGCATTAAGATCTGTACGGAAACTAATACTTTGACCTAGAAAAGCTATCAAGTCGATGAGAGCAAGGTACTCAGAACTTTCAATATAATCATTAAAATCTTCTGGATAATTTTCTCTGATGTA